GTGCCGGGAATGGGACTCGAACCCACACGCCCTTGCGGGCAACGGATTTTAAGTCTGAGATTTTGCTAATAGCGTATCTTTGCTATTGCGTGCTGGAGGGTGTTTCTGGGCATAAGGCAACGATATTTGAAGGCTGTTTTTGGCTGGTAGTTGCTCGAGATTGCAAACAAGATGGAAACAACCTTAGCATATTTGTTATTGACAGACTATAGCAAATATGCTAATATCTAAACGTGGGCAGGAACAAGGACATCCGCAAAAAGATTGAGGGGCATCGCCGCCAAATCGCTCTGCATCAGGAAAAGATTCAACGTGAGCTGAGCAAACCCAATCCCGACTATGATGCTATTCGCGATTGGCAAACCCACATTCGCAAACACGAAATGCTGATTGAGCGTTTGGAGAAAAAGCTACCTTGACCTTCCTGCCCGGGAGGATTTCTATGATCCAAAGCGAACTAGAACGACTCAGCCAACGCAGCGAGCGCCAACTGCGTGAACTCGAGTACGAATGCATCCGCTTCCTCGAGTTACGCAACCGACTGGCCCAAAGCCTGGACGAGGCCGAACGCGAGCGCCTTGAAGGGGACTTGTACGCCCAGCTTACTCAACTTGAATCCGCCGCCGAGGTGGCCCGTCAAGGTATGGACGCAGTAAGCGAGGCTTTACCTGATGAGGGGTAATCCGGAACCCAACCCGGTGAGCCTCGAGCTAGCGCGGGCTCTTAAAGAGGCGGGTATCAGCCAGGCTGAGTTGGCGCGGCGGTTGGGCGTCAAGCCGCCTTCAATCGCCCGCCTGTTTTCGCCGCACTACACGGGCCATAGCATTCGCAGTTTACGCGAGATTGCTGAGGCCCTGGGGATGCGGCTTGAGGTGCGGCTAATCCAAGACTCTCAAGACTCTACCGCTTGAGTAGCTCAAACCCCGCCGCCAACACACCCCCCAGCAACAACCACACCACCGCCTGCACCAACCCACTGAACTGCTTCTGCGCCTCGATTTTGGCCTCCAGCCGCCCAATGGCCTGATTGATTGCGGCCAGGGCTGAGGGCAGCCCCTCCAGCGCCTCCAACCGCCGGGAATGCTCATCGAGGATGGCGGTGTGCCGCTCGTTCCCCCGCTCGAGCCGCTCCAATCGCTCATAGATCCTCTGCATCTCCGGCTCCACGTATTCCCCCTATGTCACGTACTCCACACCCACAGCTGGGAGCGCGCCTGTGCCCACCGAGTAGCCCGAAGTCGGTGCAGGGTCAGACGGCGTACCTGTGGTGAAAAAGTGGTTGCTAAACGCGGTTCCGCCCGTTGCGTGGGTGAAGGCCACCGCGCCCGCCACCGCAATCGAGCGCACGGTAGCTGCGCACCCCGCCAGCCAGACGATGTAGTAGATGCCCGGCTCCAGTGGTAGGTTCAGCGTGACGGTTTTCGTCCCGGTTGTATCTGCATTAAACGTTCCGTTGGCCAGGCGCTTGGTTGGCTGACCCAGCGAGTTGGCCGCATAAACATACAGCGTGTGTGTCCCCGCAGCGGCTGTGGTGACCTCTGTGGTCAGGGCAATGACCCGAAGGGTACGCCGCACGCTGAAGGGAACCCAGTAGGTGCGGTTGGCGGTGAGCGCCAACGTGCCGGTAGCAGTGGCGTTTATGGCGTTGACAATGGGTCTTTGCGTGGCGGTGAGGATGCCCGGGGGTAGCGGAATGGGCAATGACCAGGGCATCACAAAGGCCGAAGCGCCGCCAAATGCGTCTTGCCGCTCCACTTCCTCGCGCACCGCGAAACAACCCAGGTCAGCGGTCTCACGTGGCAGCAAATCGAAGTCCAGCGGTGGTAGGTGTGTGGTCTCACCGGCCCGCCGTACTGGGCTGGAGAACATCGGCCTGAAGTCGCCTCGCCGTGACGGGAACACCAGCAGCGGGTCGGCGGTGGTGGTGTTGGTCGCGGTGCTGGTCAGCAGAGAGAGGTTGGCGGTGTTGGCCCAAACCAGGTTGCGGTCAAAGGTGTTGATACCGGTGCTTTCGCTCTCGTCCAGGCCCAGGTACGAATGCGCCGCAATGTTGCCCACCACCACATTGTTTTCGGCTAGAGGTGTAGCATGGTCGCCCGCACCAACACTGATTGCCCCGTACTTGCACAAATAGACTGTGTTATACGCAATCACGTTGAACTTGGGGTTGCGCCAGGTGGTAATACCCATCGCCTTTATGCGGTAGATGAGGTTATTTCTGACGGTCACGCTGTTGCGGGTGATGTAGATGCCGTGCACCCGCGTGGAAGGACTGGCCCCACTACCCCAGGTATTGGAGTCAAAATCCCCAATGTCGTGGATATGGTTGCCCTCGCACAGCCCACCCACCTGGTCAGCAGTCCCGATGTAGTTGATACCCGCCCCGCCGTCTACACCTTCGACCGGGGTGGTGTCGTGGATGTAGTTGTAGAGAACGTCGGTATAGTTGGCATAGGTGATGATGCCACTATTCGAAACTCCACTCACCTCTAGGCCAGCAATGCGGTTATACACCGCCGCAGTATTGACTCGAACCCCGAACAGCTTGTTGGTAGCGTGCAACCGCGCTCCGTGCAGGTTTTCCGCCGCTACCGTGATTGGGGCGGCAGCGGTCCCGGCGTTGTTGCAGTCCAGCAGTGCGTCCCCTGCCGACGTACCATACACGCCGTCCAGGACGATGAGCACCCCGCCCGCCGTCATCTGGTTCATGCCAAACTGCAACGGCCAGGGGGCTGCGCGAGAGCCGTCGTTGCCGGTGCTTCCGGTGGGCGAGGCATAGCGAACCATTGAGGCAGTAGCGATGATGCCTCTCAGCCATTGCCTGTAGCGCTCGGCTCGAGTTGCCCCAGCATACGGTGATTGCCGCAACACCCAAGTGCCTGGGGTCAAGCAGATGTACTCGAGGCCACCCACGATGCATACATCCCCCACCTGTGGACTATTTGGTAGGGATGTAAGCACTGGGATATTATCCAGGCGCCCTAGGTTTCTAGGCATGGTTTACCCCATAACCACTACACGAAAAGCGTTGGATGCGGGAGCGGCTGCAAAACGAATCGTCACAGTATTGACCGTGGTATGCTCAACATCCACGTTCACCTGGTCATAGGCACCAGAGTTGCGATACACGACTACTTGCACGTCGCGGGTGTTGAGGTTGTGGGTCACGGTGAACTGAGTAGCCGAACCGTCGCCGATAAGCGTTGCGACTTTGCGAAGCCGCCCAGCCCAGTTCGCCAGTTTCAACGGCGTGACGATGGTCGAGTTGTCGGTACCGGCATCTACCTCAGCCTGGGTAGCGATGCGAGCGATGCCTGCAGTAGACTCGGTGGCCGCTGGAGCACTGGTGCCGAAAGACGTCCAGTTTACCGGGTCGGTACCCAAAGTGAAGTTGACAGCGGTCTGGCGGAAGTTAGCCCCGGCGCTGGTTCCCTCTTCCACAGTGACAACGGCTTGCTCCAGCTCGGCGGCTGTATTAGCATCTAGCGCCCGAGTCATAGCTACGGCGGCACCGTTCCAAACGTAAATACCGTTCTCCGCCGCTGCCGTCTGAGCCCTCACCAGGACGCGGTCACCCACCGACATAGAGACACCGTCGATGGTTGCACCTGGAGAGCTCAGGTTGATATTGCCCTGAGTCGCCACACGAACAGAGTCCTTCCAGGCCAGGCCTTCGATGGCGCTATCTACGTAGGCCTTAGTAGCTGGATGTTGGTCTGCTGTGGGGTTGGGAAGGTTGATGATGCGGGCTACGTTATTGAAGTCTAGATCGGTTAGCTGCTGCCTTGGCATGTTTTCCTCCTACTCACACCGGGCGATTCCGGCAAAAGGTACGACAAAGTAGATTCGTACCTGATTCACATTGATGTGCACTACTTCGGCGTCCACCTCGGCCAGGCCAGGGGAAAGTACGGTCACGTCGGGGTAGAAACCCAGGTTATGGTTGATGATCCACTCAGTTGAAGGAGAAGCCTGCTGGTGCACATAAGCCGCTCCGCCGCCTGCTCCCGGNCCCGCCGCCTGCTCCCGGTGCCCCCTGCCCCGCTGCCGTAATGATGCGGTAGGCGTTGTCCGCTACTCGCACCACCACGTTGCGCTCTACCACAACCGGAGTTCGGCTCATGAGGTTAACTCCTCCACGACCATGAATGCGCCACGTAGCCAGGTCTCACGGCGCCCCGCAGTGGTGACCTCGAGGTCGTATCTGAGTTCGCGTCCCACCAAAGCATCTCGCTGGGGCAAAGTGGGAGCGATGTTGATCCGGCTCGAGGGGGGAGTCGGGGTGGGATTATCCGGCGTCGCGGGTGGTAGCTCCCCAGGTATCACTTGCAGACCGCTACCTTCTACCAGCGTGACCAGCACGGCCCCTGCTGATGTGCGTACCTGCAAGCGCACTGCTGCACCCGTAAGGTCAACCGGGAGATATACGGCAATGCCTTCGGTGTCCCCCTGGTAAAACTCCAGGTTGAGCGAAGCCGGCCCCTGCCGCACCGTTGGAGTCATCGCCGCACTACTCCTGCAGAGATTGCCCCGGTCGTTTGCAGCGCATACCTGCCAGGTGCATCGCACACCAGCGCAGTGTCGGGCCCGTTGAGCCGGGTGGGACGCAAGGCACAGTTGGGGCCTTCAAATGCGCTAATGCGGGCTGTCGAAGAGGCTACAAACACGCCCACCGCTTCGGTGTAAAAGCCGTGGGTGAAAGGTGGAGAAGCGGTGTAGGTTTTCACCGCATCATCTCGAAATGCGGGCAGGCACGCAGCCAGCAGTAGCGCTAAGGCAACAAACAACAACCCCCTCATGGGTTTTCTCCTTTCAGCAGCTCTTCGATGCGGGCGTAGAGGGCCCGGATTTCGGCCTCGCGTTGAACTGGGTCGTTGGCGAACTCGGCAGCCAGTTTGACCAACTCTCGAGCAAACTGGTTGGCCCAGGCCAGGGGAAGTTGGGGAAAGCGGCGGGTAAGCTCTTCTGCGGCAATGCTCAACAACACTTCTAATAGTTGTTGTAAGGCCGTACTCATTTATCCACCTCCCAGGTGCGATTTGTGCCGTCTACGATGCCCCCGGCGTAAGCTCCGATTAGCACAATCGAGAACAGATAGGCCTGCCAGGCGGGGAGTAGCTCGAAAGCGCTTACGTTGAGAATCCCCGGCTGGAACATGAACAGAACCCAACCAGTGGCAACGGCGAACGACAGAATCAGCACCCGCTCACCCTGAGCGAACCAACGCAGGAACGGGCGGGAGCGTAAAAAGTCCACCACTCGCTTGGTCGTCGGCACCCCCAGCGCCACCACCGCGCTTAGAGCAGCAAACCATTCAACTGCCCCCGGCGTGAGCAGCGATGTCTGTGTCGTTTGCGCCACAGCTATTCCTGGGCCCATAACCACCAACAAACCCCACAACATAGAAACCTCCTCACGTCAACCGCACTTTCCCAGACGCGATGATTTCATCTGCGTCGACAGCCTCGAGGTGGACAAACTCAAAATCTAGGTGTTTGAGCGCGTACTTCTCTGGCGGCACTACTTCATAAATGCCTCGCCAAAGCCGCCCATCCCACTCGGCTTTCCAGGGTGTAGTCTTCCGCACTACCACCAGGTCTGCCGCAAGGCCGTAGCGGTGGCGGGACATTAGGGTATAGGTCAAAATCGGCCCAGGTCTGCCGTAGGGTTTTACATCCGGGCGACCCGAACCGTGCAACCATTTCTGCCGCTCCAACGTCCGCCGGGTCTCGCTGGTGCGAAAAATGAACTGGGGGAAGGTGGCTCGAGCCTGCTCGAGCCAGCGCTCCAACCGAGCGCGAAAAATCGGGTGCAGCTCGTCGAGGCTGTTGATTTTGCGTGGTTCCAACAAAGAATAATCCCCCCAGGATCTGCCTTCCGGCTTTCCCCCAGGGGGATGTCTACCCCGATTATAGCATTATGGCCGCACGGTAGCCACCAGCCAGACTTTGAGCCCTACCGCTCCTGTCCCAGCTTGTAGTACGTCCAGGGCCAGCCTGTCCAGAGCGTCTAGTTGAACCGGGTAGGACACGCTGGGCGGAGTGGCCGCCGTGGCGCTGGTGTTCTCGTTGGGGTCTATGGTCAGTTTGTTAGCCCCGAAAATGCTGGTTCCGTTGCGTTTTATGTCTACCTCGGTCAGCGTGGTTCCCGGCGCGCTCAGCGAGGCCAGGATGTTGATGATGTCCAGGTTGAGCGGCGCATAGAGCACCGATTTGTTGTTGCCCGTAGTCAGCGCGGTCTCGCCGTCGGAGAGTAACAACGGCACAACTATCGACCCCTGTACAAAGGCCCTTACCCGACTACCTAGAATACGACGCATGTCGCTACCGTCGTGCCCCACTAGCAAGTCGGTATCGAGCAGGTTGCGCCCAAGTTCAGGTAGGCTCGGAATCGTGATTTTGTTGGTGGTATTCGGGTCAATCGGCATAGATTACCTCCCTAGCACGTCTCCAGCGTTGTTAGCCAGAAGATCACCGGCCTCGTTGGCCAGCAGGTAGGTGAGCGCGTTGTACTGCCAGGCATTCACCACCATCGGAGCGCTCACTTCCTCAAGCCCATATACCACCCCCAGCCGATAAGCGTCCGGTATCACCTCAATCCCTCCCGGTAGTTCCACTCGGCGACCTTTGTCTGTTGGCCTCAAAGCCCAGGGCTGAGAAAGTGAAAGCTGCCACTGGATAGCCTGACGAGAACGGTATTCGGCAATTAAGCGGGCCAGACGCTGGAGAGTCTCGGAGTCGGTGATGCCGGTGCTGGAAACATCTATCTCAGGCAAATCCAGGTAGCCGTTAGGGTCCTTGTACTCAGCGCTGTAGGTTGCGCTTCCCCGCTTCCAGACGCTCGCTCGAGCGTCTAGATAAAAACGGTAACCTGCGTGCCAGCGCCGAATGGTGAAACCACCTACGAATGCCCCACCATCACCGAACGTAGTAGCCTGAATGCGCCACTCAATTCCCCCAGCGGCTCGTCGGGCTTCTACCCGCACCATCCCGCCCCAGGTGTCGAAAGCTAGTGCCAAACGGTCTTTCACCGGACTCAGATATACCACGGTCCAGTTGGTCCCGATCGGTACATCCACCACCTGGTCATCAGTCTGGTAGGGTAGTGGTGGGGGGAACGAAGGAAGTCGCCAGGTGCTTACTTGGACTGTACCCCTCACTGTAGCTTCGTCAATGATGGTGTTAGGGTGATAGGGCTGGAAGTAAGTCGTCTCCACGTATCCTGCTCCGTAGGTGATGGTGGTGGTCTCTACCCCGCTATTGTCTGGTGGCGGAGGGTAATGATGCAGATAACGAACTAGAGCCTCGTTGACCGTACTCGAGGCCGCTGTATTCAGGGTGATGTCATCACCACTGATAGCCGTAATCTGTGCAGTTAGGGGTTGCCCACCAGGGCCCGCTCCAGCGATATAGAGTCGGTCACCTGGGGCAAAAGACAACGTATTGCGGACTCTCAAGGTGTTGCTCCCAGCTTGAATATCCCCTCGAGTCCGAACGTCGGGCTTGTTGGTCTCGGGGTAGAGGGAAAACTCGTTATCTGCAACCCTCACCGCTGTGGGGTTGACTACCGACTCCAACCCCGGAGTGAACTCAAACGGTTGCGACTTGACCCTTACACTGCGTACCAGCTCGGTTTTGGTGTAGCCGGTGCGCTCAAACACTCCATCGCGAGCACTCAGGATTAGTGGAGTAGGAGCGTTGGAAGCAAACGGTGGGATGACCACCCGTAGCCTATTCTCCGGCGTCCAATCCAACGTGTAGCCCGGAAAAGCCGCCAGTATCTCAAGCACTTCGTCGAATACAGAGATGTCGTCTCCAAGAGTAGTGCTAGGGTTTTCCAGAGTCGGCACAGAGCCATCTGGCCAGTACAGCACCGGGATGGGCTCCCACTGAAGAAAGTCAAACTCCGCTTGCCGTTGAGTGAGCAGGTCTTGGAGGACTTGCTGTCCGGTAAACGTTCCTTGACGAATAAACGGCTCTTTACTGACTGCTCGTTGCCAGCGGGCCTCCACCGGCTCAAGGTCTAGCTGGACCAAACCCCCCGAGCGGTTGCTGTTGCGGGGAAGCCCCCGATAAAGAGTGCCTGTGACCATCGGGTTACGAAGCTGCACTTCACTCAGCGGCTCATAGCTCAACGGCACAGAGATATTGAGTGAGCGGCGTACAAATCCCGGTTGGCCGGTATCTTCTGTAGGCAAGTCGTCCTGTACGTTCCAGCTTACTAAGGGTTGTTCAGAAGACGGTGGGGGTGAAGAGCAATCCTCATATTCGATGATGCGGAATGAGTGTTGAAAGTCGTAACTCGTTCCGATATAGATAACCCGACCATTGCTGGTTGAAACCACCCCCCGGATATAAAAACTAGCGTCAAACTCTTGTCCCTCGAGCAACCAGATATTGTGAGTTAGCCGTTCAGTAGTCCGGCTCATGTCGAGCAGGGACAGACTGGTCCAGTTACTTTCCCAGGTGGGATTTGCATGGGCAAAGACCGCACCCAATCCCCCGGCGTTGGCAAACCTTAGTTGCCCAACCGCGTCCCATGTGAAGTCACTCAGGTACGCACGTCCGACTGGGATCGTCCCCCAATGTGTGGTCAGCCGCGCAACCGGGGTTTGAGAGACTAAAGTCAGCGGTGCATTAGGACCGTTGAAGTCAAACACCTGCACGGTGTTTATCAAGTAGTACGGTTCATAGTCCGCCAATCGGGCCAGGATATGGACGGCGAAACGGGTTTCGGTCATTCGAACGACGAATGAGAAGGATGTCCCAGGCCCGGATGAGGGGGTGTCTATATCACTCGATGTCCAAGTGTAGTCTGTAATCGAAAGAGAGGTAAAATCCGGGCTGATGGTTACAACCGCAACCGCCTCACCTCGCACAATAAAGGAGCCGTTCCACCAGTTCTGAGTGACCACACTAACGTACTGACCGCTAGCCGCACTCAGTTCGTGAGCATGGTGGCGGAAACTGGCCATCTTGTCCCCACCTGTTTTGTAAGGCGCATGTGCGCCCGGGTATAGGGACAGAGGTGCTTCGTTTATTGTTATTGTGTTTCCAGTAATGGTTATCAAATGGAAGTCAATCCGGTACCAATCCATTGGGGACTCGTCACCGGTGTCGTGCGTTATAGACACTACTAGCTGGTTGGCGGTTCGCCAACGCAACAAGTTCGGCTCACGGTCGGGATAACTGTAACCCGCCCAGTTGGGGTCGTTTTCTCGGAAAACCTTTCGATCCCTAAACACTAACTGGGGGGAAGAGCCAGAGACTTCTAGCTCATATAGACTCACGCTCCAGGTCTCGCGTGAGCCTTCCAGAGTGTTGAGTATCACCAGATAAAGAGTCCCGTTGATTTCCAATACCCTCGCACTCTGGCGGGAAGACCCGTTCTGAGTGTTCAGTATTTGTTGGGGAGTACTAACCTGCCAGGTGTCGTTGAGGTCTCTCCAAAAAAGCTGTAGAAAGACCAGCTCGGGGTTAGTAAGAGACCGATAAACCTGAGCGATGATGTCGTAGAAAGCCCCCCAGATACCTAGATAGACATAAGTCCTAGGAAGATCCGGAGGATGTGCACCATAACTATAAGAGCCCGAAGTTTGCCAATCCGAATCAAACCCGATGGTGTCGCTGAGGTTGCACAGCGCATCATCGTAGATATAACTTCGACCGGTGTAGTCGAAAGGCATCAGAGGGCCTCCTCAAAACAGCTTCTTACGCCAGCGCTGTTGACAAAACAAGTACAGTACAGGAGAATCAGCGTGAACGAATCTCCTTGTGGGGTATAGCGATAGCTAGGCATCTGGAGCACTGCTCGAAAGGTGCGGGTACGAATAGACCCGTTCCACAAATCGCTCTCCTGGATGCTCACGTTTACCGGGCCTGCATTCGGGTCGGGACTCCACAGCACGAACTCACCATTGTTGAGTCGAAACTGCTCATAGCGAGCATTCGCTCCTAGTACTGCCAGATCTGCACGGTAGTCGCTGAGCGGGTCACGCCAAACCACAGTAGCGCTCACAGGAGAGTAGTTCACTTCCTCCGCCGTAGGTAGTACCAGCGGGGTAGAGCGGCGAGTGAGCAGATCGGTAAGCGTGATTTGATATTGCGTCGCCATCTAATCCACCATCCTGAGCCTGCGCAAAACGCGCAGGGTAACGCTCTCCGCTAAGGACTCCATCTCGGCTCGAGTGCGGGGATTCTCGAGGCTTCCTTCCAGGTACACACTGATGGCCGTCTCGATGCGGGTCTGCACCGAGCTGGGGCCGAAGGATTCTCTCTGCACCTGCTGGCTGGCTGCCCCCCCTCCACTACCGGCTCCAAATGCCAGAGCCCCGATGAGTGCAATCCCCGCAATGGCTAGCCCAGCCGGTCCTAGGGCGGCTGCTCCTGTAGCCCCCTGCACCATCGTGGCCTGGACAATGGTTTTGGCCAACTGCTCGGCTATCGGCCCGATGATGCCCTCGATAAGCTTGTTGATAAAGAAGTCGGCAGGCCCCTTGAGGGCTCGTCTCAGGGCTGCTCCGATGTCTGGTGTGCCGTCTGTGAGTTCCTGGATGAATCCCCGAGCGCTATTGATCAATATTCCACTTAGCTCTTTTTCTACACTAGAGAAGTCAGGGGTTACAGGAACGGGTGGTGAGGGTTCTGGGCCGGCTTCTCGTTCACCCCGACGAAACTCTTGGTTGGCTTCAGGTGCGGTGATAGTGATAGGTTGCAGTCCACTCCGCAGGGTGATGATGTCCTGCAGGACTTTTCGCAGCTCGCGGAGTTTCTCTAACTCTGGGTCATCAGGGGGTAAAGCCGCGATGCGGTCATCTAGGTCATCTAGCAGAGAAAATAGCGATTCATCTATATCTGCTAGAAAATCCGCCAGTGCCAGAGGGTCTTCAGGAAGATTCGCCAGGGCTACCTGCAGAGAGTTGACCTGAGTCTCCAGTCTTTCGACGAAACTCCCTGCAGCCTTCAAGTCCTCCGGTAGTTTTCCTAGAGGACCTGCATCCGGCCCGGCTACCGGCTCCCCGATGCGTTTATAGAGTTTGTCCAGGGCGGACTCTAGTCGGTCCGCTGCGCTGATGGCGGCGTCAAAGAGCTTGACATCTCCCTGCTGCCCGGCGAGTCGAGCAAACTCACGGAGAACTGGGAGCAGCGAGGAAACTTCTGATTCGAAGGCCTCAGCATCTATCGCTCCTGATTCGAACAACACCCGCAGTTGGTCGAACTGCTCAACAATACCCGCAATGCCGTCGGTCAGGTCTACGGGGTCCGGCAAACCTTCTGCTAGTATTTGCTGTGCCCGAAGAGCCGCCTGCCTTGCATTTTCCTCATATCTCTCCAGTGCGGCTTGGTCTGCCCTGGCCTGGCGTAACCTTTCTTCACGCTCACGGTTCTCCTGGTCTGCTTGGCGCCGTTGATTCTCTCGAATCGCCGCAGCCTGCTGGTCATTGCGGCGTATTTGCTCCTGTCGCTCACGCTCCTCTTCCTCCAGTGTCTCCCGGTCACGGCGACGCTTCTCCTCCTCGATAGCCGCTGCTGCTCGGTCTTCGCTTTCGAGCTGCTCGCCGATAAGCTGGGCCTGTCGTTTAGCAGCTTCCAGGCGCTCTTTTGCGGCTTTCTCAGCTTCCTGTTTTCGCTTGTCCGCGGCTCTTTTTTGTTCTTGAGTGATTTCCTCTTCGGCCTCCCGAACTTCCACTAGAGCGGCGTTCAGTGCCCGCTTGCGCTCTGTTGTGGTGGCCTGCCCAGCAAGTTTGCGAAGCTGGGCCTCTATGTTTTTTAGTTCAGCCTGGTACCGGCTCAGAAGCTGTGGAGAACCTAGAGCCGCCTCGAGGCCTCCCGCTAGTTTCAACCTATTTTGAGCATCACGAAGGGCTTCTGTCTGATTGCGGATGGCTTCAATCACTGGGTCTGTCTTCTTTTCTCGGTCCAGAGTAGTCGGAGTAGGAGCGTTACTGGTAGGTGAAGGCGGACGAGATGGTTGAGGCACCACCGAGATTTGTGTTGCACGTTGAGCAGGCTCAATAAACTCGCGTCTAGTAATCGCGCGAAGCTCCGCCTTATACTTCGCCAGAGACTCTTCTAAACCAGCAATCTCTTTTTCGATAGTCTGCCGCATCAGTTGACCAGCGGTCCCAACCACAAACGGCCCGGTTAAGTTTTGAAGTTTTTGTCGAGCCGCCGCCAGCTTCTGCTCGGTCTCGCGGATAGCGTTTTCAAGGCCAAATCCAACTCGAGGGTCGGTATAACGCCCGCCAGTCGCCTCGTCCATCTGGCGACGTACTATTCCCCCCACTGAGTTGTACCAGTTGACAACCTCTTGAGCTTTCTGGAGAAACGCCCCTAGCTGTTGGATCAAAACCCCAATACCTGCTACCACAGAGGGTAGGACTTTTTGATAAAGTCCCACCAATACCGGCTGAAGTTGCTCGCCCAAAGCTCGTTTCGCATTCTGAAGCTGAGCTTCTAGGGCTTTGGTTTGCTCAATGTTTTTGAGCATCTGATCGCCCATCTGCTTTCCGGCGCCTTCGGCGTTCTGCAACGCTATAGTTTGCTCATTCAATGCAGCTCGGGATTTCGCCAGGCTGATAGCCGCGTTTACACCGTAACTGCCAAAAACTGTTGAGAGGAACTCGAGACCGCGCCCACCTTGCTGGGCCACCCGCTCAATGTTGGCCAGCAGTTCAGGGAACGGGCGAATCTGCCCGTCGGCTTTGACTACAGTCAGCCCCAACTTTTCCATCTGCTCGCGGTAAGCCGCACTAGGTGTGATGGCTGCCTGCAAAACGGTGCGTAGCTGGGTGGCCGATTCTGAAGCGGAAAGCCCTGAGTCTCTAAGCCGTGCCAGTGCTGCCACGGTTTCCTCGAGCGACAATCCAGCAGTGCGAGCGAGGCTACCAATCGGCCCAATAGCAGCAGACAACTCGGAGATGCTTAACTTAGAGTCCAGTGCGCCCTTAGCTAACACATCAATGGCTCGAGCGCTATCCTCGGTGGAGATTCCAAACCCCGCCATCACGTCGGATAGCTGGAGAGCAATCGTGCGCAGGTCGCCTAGCTGGCCGGTAGCGGGGTCTATCTCAGCGCGAGCTACGTTCATCGAGCTTCGCACCAGCTCCATTGCATCCGCAGTCTGAAGGCCCGCTTTTATCATCTCCGCCAAAGCCTGAGCCACCTGATTTTCGGAGAACACTTTACCCTCAGCAGATAGCGCGGCTATCTGCTGCTTTACCGCACCCAGGTCTTCTACTCCCGAGGTTGCAAGGGTGTTGAGGGCTATCTGGTAGCCCTGAAACTCTCGCCGAGCCTCGGCGACAAACTGTTTTGTCGCCTGGGTAGCCCCTGAGAGCGCGTTGGCCAGCGTGTTGCCGATGAACGAGGACAGAGCCCCCAGGCCGATCTCCTGGGTCAGCCCGCGTTTGAACCCCTCCCCGAACTGCTTACCCCCGACTTCCCCCCCCGACTGAGCCTTCTTCTCGGCATCTTTTACGATGGTGCCCAGCGTGCGGAGGAACTCGTCCTCGTTGTCGAAGCCGAGGCGGTAAACCAGATCACCCAGGTCTAAACGCTCTGCCATGTCAGTCCTTGAGGAATCCTTTGGCCAGGGCCGTCACAGGTAACCACCAATACTCACCGGTGTGGGTTTTGCGCTCTTCTGCTGCCATTACCTGAGTGATTCCCAAATCGAACACCAGCGCGGCTGTGCCGCTCAGTTCGAGGAGCGTTGAGGGTCGGACGCCATAACGCCGGGCACACTCGTCGAGGGCGTAGACAGCCGCAGTTTTTTTTGGAGCATCTCGCCCAGGGCGCTGTCCACGCCGTTCAGCGCCGAGATTCTGCGGATAGCCTCGAGGGCTTCTGGAATGGTCAAGCGCTCGAGCTGCACCTCGCCAGGGTTTATCGCACAGGCCAGAACCCAGCGCTGAGCAGTCTCCACCAGTTTGTTCAAAAGCTCCTCATCTGCGGACTGCCCACGCTCCTGGGCCGCTACGTAGGCGAAAAGGAAACCCGGCAAATCCTGCAGCGCAGCGGCCCACTGGGCAGGCGTGAGCGCGCGCAAAGCCACAGGCTGACCACCCACCTGCACCGCCCACTCACCCGGAGCGGGTAAACCCGACACTGGCTCGAGCCGAGCTAGTCGGGCCCGTAGCTCAGCCAGCTCGGCTTCAAGCTGAAGAATCCGCTCACGCTGCGTCATGCTTAGGGAGCCTCGATGAAGACGCTCACCAGTTTATTCTGCCCAGAGTCGTACTGGGCCGAGATGGTGAGCGGAACGCTCATACCGGTATCCCCACCCGCGTTGAGGGTGATGTTGCCATTGATGCTGGCAATCGCACGGTGGAAGACCGCGATGAGCTTTCGCCCATCCGTCCACTCTTCCTCAATCTTGAACTTGCGCTCTACCAGAGTCGACCGAGTGCCGATGGGAAACTCGGTACGACCCAGGCGTACCCAGGTGTAGTCCACCTCGAGGGTGGCCCCGCTGGGGATTGCACCGCTGGCCAGCCGGTAAATCAGGGTGCGGCCAAACGGGTCGCGTGGCACCAGGATGTAGTCGGTACCGGCCACGTAGGTGGTAGTACCGCCCACGTTGGTCACCACCGGTGCGGGCGTCGGTACACCGCCCACCAGCTTGACCGGGTTGGCCAACGCCGCTACCCCATTCGCATCCAGCGTCACCTGCTCATTCGTCACCACCACATCCCCAGGGGTAAAGGTGGTGAGGTCGGCGGGCTCGAGGCCCAATGCGAGTTGCAGGTTCGCCTCGGTCATCTCGTGCATGACGAGCTGAATCTCCGCGCTCTGCTGCTCCACGGCCTGTTTGACCAGGAGCCGAGGCTGGCCGTCGAACTTCTGCCGGGTGGTCTGGGAGATGTTGAGGGTGGCGTCGGCCCCAATCAAACCCAACGGGTTGAGCGCGGCTTCGGGCGTCCCCACCGGGCCCCAGAAGCACCGCGCGCCGGCGCTGAAACCTACCTTGCTGCTGTCTACCAACGAACGTGCCATACGTTATACCTCCTAGATGTACGTGATCTCCAGCGTCGCGGCGACGCTGATGTATTGCTGGCCGGGCTCGAGCTCGACCTGCTCGCTGCTGCGCCAGGCCACCCGGCGGATGTGCTGGGAGGTCCAGCGCGCTTCAGCGGTCCAGGTCTCGAGGGCCTCCAAAATGTCGGCGGCCTGGAAGACATCCTCGGCGTAGATGAGCACTGTCACGAGCCAGACCTTTTCAGGCTGGCTAGGTCCCCCGCGTCCAGCGTTTTTGCTACCCAAGCGCAACACTACCCCAGGAACCGGATGAGGCCGCAGCCGCACCGAGTCGCCCACGATGCGGGCCCCGCTGGACAGGGTGCTGGCCCCACGCCGGTGGCCGGTGAGGTCCACCAGCGGCTGGTAGGCCTCGAGGGCGGCGTAAAGCTCGCGCAGAGCCTGCGCCTTAGCCACGGCGGTACCCCCTGACGAAAGCCTCGGGCGCTACCACCTTTAGCCGTTCACCAACGGTCCAGCGAAGCACGCTCGAGCCCACCTTGCCCCGGTCGAGGTAGCGGCTGGGGTCGCCCTTGGTAGTCCAGGTGCCGGCTACGTTCTGCCGCCCAATCCGGCGCACGCCGGTAGCGCCTCCGACGGCGTAGTCCAGGGTGGAGCCTGGCCCGCCGATGTAAATGCCTGCAGCCAGTCGGGTTAGGGGCCTACCCCGCCCCTTTACCGATGGATGGCCTACCCGGCTGGCCCAGACCGCCAGACCTGGAGCAACCCGAAAAGGCACGAAGTGAGGGCGGAAGCCGCGCTCGAGGGCTACGTTTTTGATGTTGCCCGGCAGCCCCCACAGCACCCCACCACCTGGAAGCTCGGTATGAGTGATGCTGTTGCGGCGTTCACCCAGGTTCAGGTGACGGGTAGCCCGTTGCTTGGCCTCATTAGTCAGCGCCACCGCGACGCCCACCAGACCCTGCTGAAGTTTGCGGCGAAGTTTAGCCTTGGCGCTGGGGGTCATGTTACCTCCCTGGCAGCGAGGTTGAGCCGCCACTCATAGCCGCTGTTGCTGTGGCTTACCACCCGCCACAACCGAGTCCTACCATCGGTATGCTCAACCTCCGCCCAGTCGGCCTGGCTCAAATCCACAGGCGCATGCAGATACAGCGCTGCATCAAACATCCCCTCTAGCGCAGCCGCGCGCTCCCAGGCGCGGCTGGGTGAGGAAAGCTGGGCAATGCCTTCCAGCAGCAGCTCGGCATCTTCTCGTTTAGCGAAGCCCGCCTCGAGCCTGGGCTCGCCTCGATAAATGCGCACTACCACGTTGTTCATACCAGCGCACCCCCCACCGCGTTGCGGTATACCCCGAGCCAGGTTTCGGCTTCAGGGGCGATGAGCTGGCTAAAGCGCATGCGGTAACTGATGTCTCCCCGCGAGGCCTGCTCAAACTGGCTGCGCTGGGCGTCGGAGAGGTTGAGGTAGGCGTTGGCCAGCAGAGAAGCGGCTTTGAGCACAGCAAAGGGAATCTGGGTTCGGCCCCTTACCAGTTCCACCGCATAATGACCCGGCTGCCAGTGCACCAGAGCACCGCCCTCAAGCCGATACAGCCCATCTTTTGTCAGTACCCAGTTGGTGCCGGTGGGCATAGGATAACCGTTGATGGTGTTGACGCTCTGGGTATCGGGTGGCAGCAGCAAGGTCATCGCTAAGGAAGTCAACCGAATGATGATAGTTTCAGTCCGGGTAGACCCCCACACGCAACCGGTGTAGGCCTCGATGGCCGTTTCCGCGTACCGCAGCGCCGGTTCGGCCAGCACATGGGTAGCGGGGTAGCCAGCCATCTGAAGCACCTGGTCACGGTGGGGGTTGAGCCACATGGTTATTTCTCCGGGTCAACGACCTCGAGGTCGTACTCCTCGGCGTACTCCTCAAACTGGGCCGGAGTCAGCAAGGCCACCCCGGTGCGCTCTACCACCACATCGCCGATCACCACACGGCCATAGCGAGCAGTGGGTTTGAGTCGCACGGGGATAAAGCCCTCCTGCACCTCTTCCGGTGCAGGGAGATTGATTTTTTCGTCACGCTTTTTAGGCATCACTCACCCCCATTAGCGAGGCCGCACGCCGCTGCGCCGCACGATGGCGTCGGGCCACTGATAGCCCAGGCCTACGAACTCCTGAAGCTGGAGTACGTCAATGAAGTTCTCGCGGCGGAAGGGCTCGATGCGAATCTGGAGCGCGTCGCCGATTACCGGGATGTCCCGGTGCACCAGGTAGATGGTGCTGGCGTCGGTGCTGGTACCCTGGGTTTCGTTGGTGGGCAGATGGGGGACCGCGTAAATGGGAATCCCCCGGTGCACACCAATCGGCGCAGGGCCAGGTTGGTTGGCGAAGCGCTGGAGCCAGGTGTCGCCTCCAGGAGTCTGACGCTCGGCCAGGATGTCGCCGTAATCGTCGCCTCGAGCCACCGGCAGGTAGTAGGCCAGCCGGTTCACGTCACTGCGGTAACGCACAGGCATGGCGCGAAGAAGACTGGTCAAAATGTTTTGGTTGAACTGGTCGCCGTTGGCGCTTGAGGCTACCACAGTAACACCAGTGCGATGGCGAAGGCCGATGATTTTGGTGGGCTCAGGCGCTACCCCGTTGGAGAGGAAAAAGGCCCGATCTTCCTCGAACTGGGCGGCGCTACGCATGGCGGGGAGCAGAATCTCCTGAATGAAGCTGGGGCCCTGGGCGTTGAACAGGCTGAAGGAATCTGGTACTACAGTTTTGGAGTTGAGTTCCTGGACCTCGAGCTCGAAGGTGTCCAGGGTAGGGTCGCTATCGGGAATACTGGCCGTCGAGTTGCGACCCCAGGTGTGGGTGATGCCCCCACGGTCGAAGCGGGGGAAGGTGCGCTTGTTGGTGCCGCCCATCGGTACGCTGGCCCAGTGGTTACGAGCGATGGTATCGGGCTGGGGCCGCACCACAAACTGGCGAGCCAGCTCGTTGTAGATCACGGTGCCGTTGGCCTCGATGGTGATGGCCCGCATATCCAGCCCATTGCGGCGCAGGATGTTTTCAATCTCCTGCATCTCAGTAGGGGTGGGCTGGCGGCGTTGCATCTGAGGAATCACCGAGCGCATCAGCACCAGTGAGAGCACATCGTCTGCGCTGTCCCGACGCGAGCGCACCGAGACGTTGCGGTCGGTGAGGACGGCCAGAGGCGGCTCGGGGAGCTGGGCCAGAGCCTCGGTCACAGCTCGAGCGGCAGCCCGGGCAGCCCGCTCCTCCACGCTGGGTTCGCGTCCGACGCTTTCCAGCCGCTCCCGAAGCTCAGCGTTGGCCTCGAGCTCCTGCCGGGCCTGGGTCTGGGCCTGGGCTGCCGAGACACCCTCGGTCTCGAGTTGGGCGGTGCGAGCCTGCAACCAGCGCTCCGTAGCCGAGGGCTGGGTGCGCTCCTGCGTGGTCGTACCTTGCTGAGCAGGTTGAGCCTGCTGTTGAGCAGCACTGGCTTCATCGCGGGCCCGCTCCTGGGGGGTACGAAAGTCCAGGTTGATATTCAAATCCACCTGGTTGGGCTGGCTGATGCCAGCGGCCTGGTTTTCTGCCTGGTTCTGATTCATACGACTTACCTCCTTGTTCTGCGAATGTCTTAGCCCGATGCCCAGCACGGTATGGCGCTCCAGGTGGGCCCGGGCCCGCTGGATGATTTGCTCCCGGCTCAGGGTGGCGTTGGCCGGCACCTCGAAGCGTCCGGCCTCGAGGTCGGCCAGGGCCCGCTCGAGCAAGCCTGCATCCACCGCGTGGGTGCGGGCATCGTGGTGGGGGAACCACATCAGCCGGGTAGCTTCAGCCAAGCTGGAAGCAGTAAAAACGGCGGGGTCTACCACGGCAAACTGCCAGGGGGCAGGCTCTGAGCGCGTCTCCAGCAACACCGCGCCCGGCACCGCTGGGAGGTCGGTGAGGGTCAGCCCGGCCAGCTCCGGCTCTGAGGCCAGCCGGTAGTAAACCTCGCTTTCCTGGTTTTCTACCGTCTGAGTGCGGGATTCGAGGGGTACGAACTCGAGGCTGGCCCCGGTAATGCGCCCTTCCTCGATCAGACGGCGCGTTTCGGGGTCGAGTACCTCCACTTCCACCTCGAGCTGGGGGGCGAAGTCCACCCGACGGGCCAGCCCCACAAAAGGCTTACCCTGGATGCCTCGCAGCTCCGGTAAGTTGTGCTGCAAGCTGATGGTGCGGTGCTGCCAGAACGCGGGCAGCCAGTCGCGCATCAGGGCCTCGACGGTGATGGTGGTGCCGTATTCATCCACCACCGTGTCGTTTGAGGCACGAACACGCACTACCCCGGCCCGGAGTTGACGGAGCTGAAGCTGGACGCGGCGGGTTGGGTTGTGGCCTGTCAAAAGAATAATCCCCCCGGAGATTTGCCTTGGTGAGACCGCGGCTTTCCCCTAGGGGGATGTCTGAATGGATTATAGCACACTCAATGCCAAGGGGAACCCGTTGGCATCCAAGTTTGGTTTCGTGGTCGAGCTGGTGGAGCAGGGGCATCGAAGTTGCCACGCGAAGGATGAGCACTCTCGTTTCCCAACACCACCCCCACCACCGTGCACCGGCAGTTCATCACCTCCCCCGGCGGAGCCCCCAGGCTGCGGTCGCCGGGGTAGAGAAGCCTCGAGCCCGCCGGGGTCACGAAGGGCTCGTCAATCGGAACCACCACACCGTCCATCTGGCGGTGGTCGAAGCGCGACGAGCCCTGGGCCACCCGCACCCGGTTATCCCGTGCAGTAAGCCAGCGCTTGTGGGTGTAGCCATGGGCTTTGAGGGCTGCCAGTTGCGCATTGTTCGCCCCGGCAGTATAGAGGGTTCGCACCACCCGCTCGGCGGTGAAGTAGTCGGCGGCGTACTCGAGCTGCAACTGCTCGATGATGCGCTGGGTGCTCTGGTTCTGGCGGCGTAGCTCGGCTAAGCGCCGGGCCAGTCTGCGGGGGTCGGTCAGGCCGCGCCAGTAGGTGAAGAGGTCGCCCTCGAGGATTTTCCTAAACTCCCGCTCGAGCCGCTCGGCACGAGGGTCGCTGGGCAGAAAACCATACTGCACGGCGATTTTCTGGCCCAGCTCTTCCAGTACGCCAGTGAGGTCGGGGGCGGAGTAATCAACGCTGAACTGCCGAATGTACTGCTCGAGCAGCACCTCGTCGGGCTCGAAGGTGCGCACGGCCAGCCGGCTCAGGAGCGGGCGCAGCTTGCGCAGCACATGCCGCAGCCAGCGCAGGCGGTGCGGTGCGGCCTGTTCCCACAAAGCCCGGGCGTACTCGGCTACAGCGGCCTCCACCAGCGCCATGTGGTGGCGCACGGTGCGCAGCGGACGGGCCCGCCAATCAATCAATGCTGCCATCGTCCGGCCCCACGGGTGCGGACAAACCCTCAACGGGAACTAGCCCGGCAGGCACGAGCACCAGGGAGTCGCCTCGAGGCTCATACCCCAGCAGCTCGCGGGCCTCATCGCCGGTGAGGACGGGCCTACCAGCCGCTTTGACCACCGCCTCGATGCGCTGCTGCACGATGTCCACATCGCGGAAGTTGACGGTGAGCCGGTAATCGGTAATCCCCAGACCGGAGGGCGGGGGTGTGCGCAGCACCCGGTTCAGCAACGCCAGAAGAGGCGCGGCAAACGGTGCAAGCACCTGGCGCTCGAAGTTGTCGGTTTGCTGCTCAGCAGTGGCGCGATACCCGCCTTCCGGCAGGCCCAGGTTGATCAGGCTGATGTGCCGCACGGCCAGAATCTCATCGCGGGCATTGGTGGCCGTCTGGATGAGGGTGGGGTCCTCGAGCTTGTGATCCAGCGCAGTCACCCGTACCAAAATGCCGCCGGGATAGGAGAGCACCAGGTTGCGCCCGCTCATCTGGCCCTGGTTGGCCGAGAGGTAGTTGACGATGAGGGCCCGCACCTGGTCTACCTGGGCCTGGTCGGGTTGAGGACCAGACCAGGCCGGGTCCTGGGTCACCTCAACCAGCCAGCGCGGGGTGGCGTGGTTGCGGAAGAAACCCTTGAGGTAGTTGCGGTGAGCGTTGTCCACCTCCACGCTCTGGCGGGCCTCAATCCAGGGAGGCAAGCCGTAGACGTTGCTCACGCTGTTCGGCATTCGCTGGTGCAGAAACTCCCGGGTGGCCTTATCCCCAACCCGCCTCGAGCCGAACGGCACGAACCACTGCTGGCCTGCGTAGGGGTCGAGCTGGTAGAGCATCGGGCGCTTCTCGCGGATGGCGTAGCTCACGAACTGGGGCAGCAACACCGAGAGCCGCAGAGGCCCTCGAGCGGCCCGATCCCGCACCACCTCGACGAAGGCGTTGCCCGTCTGGTCCAGGTGCAGGGCCAGGGTGCGGGCCAGCTCAGGCAGACTGTACAGGCTGAGGCCGTCCTGGCCCAGGTCCTCCCGTTCCAGCCAGGCCATGCCATGGTCGTACTGGCGTTCGTCGTGAGGCGTCTGACCGGGGTCGCGTCCCAGCCGGGTCCCGTCGGGACGGCGGGAAACGGGCTCGAGGTCGTACTCTGCTCCGGCCAGGGCGTCGGCCAGCAGGCGGCCCACCGCCCCGAGCCAGGGGCTTCCATACCAGACGTCCAGCAGAGTGGCGGGGTTTAGAGGCCAGGGTATCGGGGTGGCCTCGAACGCGGTCAGGCTGGCCAGCGACTCCTCGACGCGAGCGTTGGTATCGGCATCGGGGGAGAGGCGTAGCTCGAGGCCAGGCGGGTCATGCCCGCCTACGGCCTGGCCTGTAACGGTGAATCGCTCTAAAGTGCTCATCCTGCTTGCTCTCCTTTCACGGCCCACTCACTCGCCAGGCTCACACCATCCCACAGGGCGGCCAGGGCGTCCACCTGGTCGTCGTGGGGGTCATCGAGGCCGGTAAACGACTGGACCTCGGCCAGGAAGGCCTCGAGCCAGGGGGCGCTGGTGGGCAACCGGATGCGCCCTTCGTTCCAGGCAGCGATGGTTCGCTGGGCGCGGGTGAACTTATCCCCGGCTCTGCTTGCGTCACGAAGCACCACCGGCAGGCGATAATCGCGGCGGAACAGATCCACCGCGCCGCGTTCAACACCATGAGCGTAGATATACATCGGGCTCATGTCCATGCTGGCTTTGCGGGCGAACACCGAAGCTTCCACCTGGGCCCGCCAGACATCCTCGAGGTAGAGCACTCCTCCGGCGTAGCGGCCCGTGATGATGACCGAATAATCCGCGCTGCGGCGGGCGCTGTAGCCCAGGTCAAAGCCCCGGGCCCGGCGGTAGCCGTCTGAAGGAAGCTCGTCGTAGTAAGTTGGCTCGCGGAACAGCACACCACCCCGCTGCCGAGGCTGGCCCATGGAGAGCGCGGGCCAGTCGTACTCTCCAATCTGGCGCCGCTGGGCCTCGAGCCATTCCAGGGGCCGGTGCTCAGGCCAGAGCGGTTCGCCCGCCTCATTGATGGCGGGCAGGTTCACCCACTCCCCGCCTTCCCGGATGAGCCGTCCGGCCAGGTCGTCCGGGTGCCAGCGGGTGGCGACCACTACCACCGACGCGCCGGGGTGGACGCGGGTCAGAGCGGTGGAAGTGAACCAGGCCCAGGTGCGTTCGCGGTGGGTAGGGCTTTCAGCCTCCTGGCGGTTCTTCACATAATCGTCTACCACCAGCACCCCATCCACCGCGTAGCCGGTCAGGGGGCCACCGATGCCGGTGGCTACCACGCCTCCGCCCTGAGCGGTGCGCCAACGGTCGAGCGACTCGGAGGCCAGCTCGAGGCCTGCATGTTGTGCCAGCAGCGATGCCTGGTACATTTGGTCGCGGGCGAACTGGGCGGCGTAGGTGATGTAGGCGTGGCGCTGGGCAGGGTTGCGGAGCAAGCGCCAGATGAGTGAGTGGAGCACCACGGTGGACTTGCCATGCTGAGGTGGCGTGCTGATGACGACCCGCGTCGGCTCGTGTTCGGCGCGCTCGAGGGCCTCCACCACCGCCTTCAGATGGATAGGCGCCTCCAGGTGCGGGCTGATACGAGGGATGAGCTCGAGCAGCCCCTCAAGCCTGTGCCCGCTGGTCAGAGGTTGGGGCTGGCGAGGCAGCCAGCGCTCCAGCCTCCGCACGTTGCGGTCTATCCGCATGAGCGAGTCGAGCATCAATCACCTCCCTGGTCATGCTGACCTCGGACAGGATTTTGAGCGCACCGGCCACGGCATGGATGGCCTCGGGGCTTTTGGGGTCAACAGCTTTGGCAGCCCGCTTCAGGAATGCGATGCACTCACGAATGGCAGGGGCCAGCTCGTGGGCCCATTCGCGCTCCAGGGCGGCCTTTTTGGCGTTGAAAAAACTCGAAAAATGCGGATCGGCAAGCAACCGCTTGCGGTAGTTATATATCGTCCTGGATGTGATTCCATACCGCTGCGCCACTGTTTCCTCATCGGTGAACAGCGTTTCAAGCAAAACTTTAGCGGCTAGCTCTTGGTTAAACGTTGGCATGGTTTTGCCTCACAGCGTATCTAATCCGCACGCCCCCATTGCGCCAAACATCGCCGTACTCAAGGGCAAGCTGCTCGGCTGGTTGGGTAATGCGATTGAGGGTTAGCTGCTGCACTTGATTCCTACGCCTGTATAGGACTCCCGACAAAGCTATGAGCACGCTCTCTGCGGCTGCGGTCACTCGAGGGATGTGTTTCTCAGCCAGGTCATCCGGGGTGCCGGAGCCGTTGTAGGGGTAATACAAATCCAGGTGCACCTCTAGCGGCTCATGAGGCACCAGAGGAACAGAAGCAATTTGGAGAGCAACGCTTGAAACAGCGTGAGCCCGCCACCGCTCAAACTCCGGCGTCCGCAGTTTTGAGTACACCCTGCCTGGAATAAGCAAAACCCCCTCGAGGATAGTCGCACCTCCGGTTTCGGCTTCCCCTCGAACGGGGTGTATGGGGATATTGTAGCGCATTTTTCCCTTCAGCGTGGCAGTCTATTCGACAAAACGAACAATCCGCCCACCTGCCAATGTGAGCAGCGAGTGTTTGGATTCACGTGCTACACGCGACGTCATTCCGTTGCGGGTAAATCCCATGTCCAAAGCAACAGCTTTAACCGGTTTCATCTCCCGCACAACCCGGCGCTCCTTTTCCAACGCAACCCGTACTTTTTCTATATCCACAGGGTGCCAGAGCATTCGACCTCGTTTCCCTCGCACTATCCGGGGCTGGCCAAATCGTCGGGCCAACCAGCTTTGCTGGCCCAGCGCCCAGCGCTGGGCTGTGCCCAATCCTATGCGGAGCGCACACATCACCTCGCGGGTGGTCAGGTATCCGGCTTCTCGGGCTTCCTCGGCGGCTTTACGCTGCCGGCGCAGCTCGATGTATTCTGTGGCCCACCCCTCTCGAATCAGTACCCGGCCCCTGATGCGCCGGACAACCCCAGCGGCTTCGGCAACCCTGATGATGTTGCCAGTATTATCCGCCAGCACTCGAGCCAGCGTGGAGGCGTTGATGTAGCCAGGCACGTCGCCAAAATGAGCCTCCAGCGCAACAGCCCTCGCCTGTATCGCTTTTTTCGTTCGATGGGGCAGGTGCTTTTTGCAGGCTTTCCAACTGCCGGTGGGGTAGTAGCGTCTGATGATTTCGTCCTCTTCGGGCGTCCAGGGTTTCCAGGCTTTACTCATGCTTTAATCCGTCCTCAAAGTTTGGATAAACCACGCCGATGAATCTACCGTTTCGCACGATGACAATGGGGCTTTCGTAGTCGTCAGCTAAGAACTGAGCTTGACTACACACTATGAATAAGTCTTCGTCCTTGGGAAAACTGTCAAGCAACGGTCCATTTTTAATGCGCAAAATATAACCAGTTTTTGGGTATAGCCCTAGAGCCTGCTAACTAGCTGTTCGTAAAAGCTCCACAGTTTTCGCTGTCATCAGAATCGAAAAAGCCAACCAGTGCCAACCTCGCAAGGTCTCAGCCAGCCGCTCATAGTCTCGCGCCAGCCTGCGAAACCGGGATGTCCAGGCAAACGAACGTTCCACCACCCAACGCTTCGGCAGCAGCACGAATCCTCGTTTGGCCCCTTCCACCTTGACCACACACAGGGCGATGCCTCCCGCCTCTGCCGCTTGTGCCGCTTCCTCCCCAGTGTAACCCGGATCCACAAAGGCCCCTTCCACCTGCTCCCCCGTCACTTCCTGCCCCTGTTGACGGAGGGCCCCCCCCTGGGCCCGTTCCTGTTCACTGGCCGCCGTTACTACCAGGGCCAGCAGAGGCCCCAGGGTATCTACCGCCAGGTGAACTTGGCTTCCCTTGCGTCGTTTGTACCCATCGTATCCGGCCCGCTCCCCCCTTTGCGGGGCGGACTGTAGGGTGCGAGCATCGTAGATGGCAGCGCTGGGATGGGCGGCTTTGCCCTGGAGCCTTCGCAGGGTCATGCGCAGGTCGTGTACCAGGTCTTCGACGACCCCCCGGTTCATCCAGCGGTAGGCTTGCGCCTGAACGATCTGGGGGGGTGGGAAGTCGTGGGGCAGATAGTCCCACTGAGCACCGGTTCGAACCATCCAGCGCAGGGCGTTGAACACTTCGCGCAGGTCGTACTTGCGCTGGGGTGCTTCCAGCGGGGCGAGGCTCAAATAGGGCAGCACCAGAGCCCATTCCTCATCACGGACGTCCGATGGGTAAGCACGGCGGTTCCTGCTCTAAACATAACTGCAGTGCCTGATTTGGGTAAGGTGGTTTGTAGATTCTAGGCTTTGAGGGTTGCTGGTTGAACGAAGCTTATTCATCCTTTTACCCCCTCCCACCCCTCTACCTCTGGTAACTCTGTTGTCTTCCAACAATCCAGCGGGGCCCCCAGGTATTCGCACACCATGCGCCAGGCGTCCTCGAGGTTGTCCGCCACCCCTACCCAGTCGCCCTTGGCCCTGAGCATGTCATGCATTTCCAGTTGCCCACGGGTGGGGCGCTGACCTGGGCGTTTGAGCTCGATCCACCCCTTGCGGTAACCACCTTTCGACAGGTCAATGATGATGTCGGGCAACCCGCGTTTGAGCCCCATGGCCTTCGCTTTCATCGCCTGGGGGCTATAAGCCCGCCCTGACTCGTCGCGCTGGTAGCCCAGCGTAAACCCAGCGGGGTAGGAGTAGACCCAGAAAAAATCGGGGATGTTGGCTTCGGCGCGCTTACACCGAGCGATGAGTTTGGCCTGGAGGACGGATTCTTTCATGGCACCTCCCGGTCAACAACCACCGGTTCCGCAAGCACTCGAAAAGCCTCCCAGAAAAGCCGGAACATACCCGCCACGTCTTCCAGCGCCTCGTGAGGGGTGGGGTGAGGGTCGGACTCGTAGTCTTCCATGCCCTCGACGCGGGCGATCCAGCCGCGCTGGGTTTCGTGAAGAGTGATAACAAAGTCGCTGTTCATGCTGCCTCCCGGTCGTTCCAGACCAGCCCGTGGGCTCGTCCGTTGCGTGCCAACCACAGCGCCCAGGCCTCGAGGTCTACCCACAGGTCAAGCTGTTGCTGGTCGTTGCCCTCGGGATTACGCAAAGCCACCTCTACCAGATAAGCCCGCCAGGCCCAGGTCTCGCACTCGAGGGCAAACTGGTCGCGCGGCTCTATTTCGCCCTTGTAGCGGTGGCGCTCGCGTTTGACATGAACCCTAGCCCAGCGCTCCAGCGCCCGCTCGCGCATGCCTATAGCCTGCTGGCGCTCCTGAGCCGCTTCCTGCACCTGGGGCCAGTGTTCGCCCAAGCCCCAGCGCACAAAGCCCTCCATCGCGTCGTTGAACAGGCACCAGAAGGCCCATTCCAGCCATTCGGGCACACCTTTCTCGGCTTCGGCCTCGAGCTTGGTGTAAAACGCCAGGGCGAACTCCAGGCGGGCCCGCTCAGCAATATCATCATCAGAAATAGGCGGAGTTTCGCCCCGCAGAAGAGCCCGGATAGCCTGTTTATTCCTTTTGATCTCCTCGCGGTAGCGCTGCACAAACTCTTGGCTGTCTTTGCCAATCAGTTTGAACGCATTGTCCTCGACTACGAAAAAACAACCCGCGTTTTCAGCAGCTTCCATCAACTCTTTAGCGGTCATAGCTCCACCTCCTGCCAAACCTGCTCCAGTCGGGGCCAGGAGTAGGCGTAAGGAGCCTCGCCCTGGCCGAGCAACACCAGTCCCTTGCGAGCTCGTGTAGCGGCCACGTACATCAAACGGTGCAATGTATCCGGGTGGCTGCGAGCAGCCTTGCGGGTGTAGCCGGGCCAGAGATAAACCCAGTCGGCTTCGCCTCCTTTGACGCTGTGGATGGTGCCCAACCAAACCCTGGCTCGTCCTTCCAGCACCAGTTGAGGATTCCGCAGCGCGACCATGAGCGCCTGTCGCATCCCTTTAGGGGCGTTGCCCAGCAGATGATCCAATAGCCAGGATACATTCCGATTCACGGCATGTTCTCGATGAGGAACAGGGAAAACTTCCCAGATGGGATGATTTTCATCAATGAGCTGTTCATCGGGCAGGGCCATGATTTTCTCTAACGTCCGGCTTTTGTTTCCCCGACCAAAGACATCTGAGCTGAGGTATTTGGTCCAGGCTTTGAGGTCGCTTCCCACTCGTTTGGGAAATAGGAAGCTCCTAGCGCGCTCCCAGCTTGAACGGCCATTTCTGTTTTCTGGAAAAAGGTTGAAGCTGCTGCGGTGGGGCGCATAAGGGTTGCCGTAGGGGATTCCTCGCTCCAACAGGGCTTCCTTGAGCGGTTCCAGCAAATAGCGAGCTGTTGCCAAGAACAGCACACGCTCCCCCGCTGCTTCTCGCTCTATGGCGTGCTCGACAACCCAGAGCGGCTCTTCTGGCCCAATCGGCCAACTTTCCAGCGCTCCCACATCAGGCCGGGGCAGATAGCGCTTAGGGACCCGGCGGGATATGCGCGAAGCAATCTCGCTTGCTATGGCCTGGACTCGTGCGGGAACCCGCCAGGAACGCGAAAGCGTAATCTCCTGGTCTACCGGGATGGAGAGGAACGCTTCCCCATCGGCCCCCATGAAGCTATAGATGGCCTGGTCGTCATCCCCGATAAATGCGACAAAGCGGGTACTGGCTGCCCAGTGCTCGACGAGTTCAAGCTGAAGTGCGGTCAGGTCCTGGGCCTCGTCTACAAAAAGGTAGGACACCCCCAGGCTCGGACGCACCAGGGCCTCCTCGAGCATCCCTGGGAAATCAACCACCTCCTCCTGGCGCATCCAGGCCCGCCAGTGCTCCCAGAAGCGCTGGGCTTCTTCGGGCCATTCCGCCATAGGAACCCGGCGGTTGCGCAGGAGTACAACCTGATCGTACAGTGCGTCCCCCGGCTCGGGTGTATCCTCGTCATAGGGGTCCATCGCGTCGAAAAGGCCCTCTCCGCTGTGGCGCACTCTGGGGGTGATCTGCCAAACATCTGGATTTTTGGAATTCCAGATTTTCAGATTTTCCGACGTTAGGGCGAGGTCTGGACGCCCCAAGGCTCGGTAGGCCAGGCTGTGGATGGTCCCCAGGTTCTCCTCGGGGATGCGCCCGGCGATTCGACGGGTGAACTCCCGGAACGCAGCCCGAGAAAACGAGGCTACCGCGATTTCCTCTCCTGGTATACCGGCCTCGAGCAGCTCCTCTACCTGATTGATAAGCCAGGTGGTCTTCCCGGTACCCGGTGGCCCGTAGACCCGCACCCGGCTAGAGGTCGTCCAAAGCGACATACTCCCCTCCTTCTTTCGCTTTTACGTCCTGGACAGCATCCGACCGCTTCGACCGCTTGTCGACCGGATACCCCTCTCTAAAAACATCGTCCTGCACAGCATCCGACCGCTTGACCGCATAGACCGCTTGGTTTTCATTTCCTGGTTCTCTCTCCGCCAAATTTGCAGAATAAGCGGTCAAGCGGTCGAGCGCCGTCTGGGACAGCTTTTTATCTACTTCATTCAAGCGGTCAGAAGCGGTCAAGCGGTCGGATTCCGTTCTGAGCGTGATTTGTTTGGTCAGCCCTTCTGGAATCAGCCCGCTGGGGAGTCGCCAATACCGCCGCTTGCGGTCCCGGCCTCCGTCGATGGCGTGGATTTGTTCTAGCTCCGCACCGTAGCGCCGCAGCAGGAAGGCCATCTCACGCGGGCGCATGCGGGAACCCCGCCCACCCATCGCCCAGGTTGACAGGTGCACTGAGTTGATGTACACATCTCCCTCGCGGATCAATGGCAACTCCATCCGATGGTGGGCCAGCCAGCTCGTCATGTCGTCATCCGATGCGGGTTTGCACTCCTCGAGGTAGCTCTCCAAAAGCCCCCGAAGCCAATCGAACTCCTCGCTCTCTGGGGCTTCCCGATCTTCCGAGGCCATTGCGATGATGCGCACTACATCATCCCAGTAGCGCTGATCTACCCATTTCAATAGATGGTGCGTGGTTCCGAACACCGCCAGGCGCAGCCGCCGTTGATTGAGCAACGCTTCCGCACTACCCAAGTCCACGGTTTGCCCATTGTCAAGCTGAACTACGTAGCGGGGCGGGGTGGACAGGTAGCGCCAGACTGCACGCAGCCCCGGCCAGCCCCAATCCTCGCGCAGCCAGCGCAGGGCCTCTTCCCGTGTGGAAGGTAGTGTCATCTCTGCCATGGCTTCCACCCCTCCCGGCGTTGCACGCCACTCGGTTTGCTGGCTGGTTTACGCTTCCCGGCCTCGAGGCCGGAGCGCAAGGTGCGCTCGGCTTCTTTGTTTTCTAATCCCGTTGCCCGTGCCTGCTCCAGCACCAACTGGCGGGCTTCGTCCTCGCTGAGAATTTCTCCGCCGACCAACCGCCCGAGACGATACGCCAGTTTGTTGAGGGCGTTGTTGCGGCCGCTTTTAGCCGTGGCCTCAAACTCGGTCACGATGCGGGCCAAGGCAGCCTCAGCGTAGCGGCGGATGTAATAGCCCTCGCCGTGCTCGTTGGCGCGGCTAGCCACCGTGCCGACCAGGCCGCCCTTGATGTACCTGGGGCCATAGCGGGCCACCAGGCCAACCTCAGACGGGCTCAGCAGGTAACCCTGCTGGCGCTCTGGATGCCAAGCGGCCAGCAGAGCCCCGTGTTCGAGCAGGTCAGCCGAGGACTGCACCTCATAGCCCTCCATTTCCAGGGCCAGCCGGGCCCACCGCACGGCTTCGGGTGAGTAGCTAAGCCAGCGCCACTCATTGGGGGAGTTGTCGTAGAGCGCGCGGTGGGCCATAGGTTTACCAAGGGGTGGCTGCGGGTTTGGCGGCCTTCTTCTTCGGGATGGCGGCGTATCCGGTTACAACGTTGACCTCGCGGTCGTTGTTTTGCTTTTTACTAACGGTCAGTAGCAGTTTGCGACCTGGGGTAGTAACGTTTTCCTCACCCATGTGGATCACTACGCCGGTTACCGGCTTCTGCCCTTCAGTGAAAAGCAGCGGCAGGCGGACCAGGTCGCTGTGGTCGCTGACACCTGGAATTTCCATATCGAGCAAAGTGGCCTCATCGGGCCCGATGCTCCTACCCCATAACGCACCTACCACTACCCAGAACTTGCCCTTCTCGTTCCAGGCCAGCCCATACTCACCCGAGGCCAAGCGCACCAGCGACGGGATGCTAATCAGCGCGGAGATTTTGCCCTCCTCGTCCTCGAAAACAAAGCGCAAGGTCGGCTTGGGCTCCTCGGTAAATTTGCTATTGAGCAGGCCTGCCTGGACCTCAGCTAATGCAAACTCATACGTGCCCGGCTCGCGCAGGGTGTACTCGGTATTTTCCTGAGGTTTGATTCCTTTGAAGATTCCCATTATGACCTCCTTGGTCTGTCTATTTGGGCTTCTAGCCCTGGTGCCGGGTTGGTCGGCGGCCCAGCCCGGCAAAGCCGTCTATATGACCTGCTGTGGGCCCACTGCCCCCTCCCCTCCGCAGCGCCCGCAGGGGATGTCGTCGCCCCATCGCCCCGAGCCGGAGCAGGAAGGGCACTGCTCACTTACTGCCTTGGGCCAGCTCGCTACGTCCGGTACAAGCCACTGGTAAGGCCATGGTTTTCCAGGTTCAGTACGGTCGCCGTAGTAGCGTTCGGTGTAATAAGCCAGCGCAAGCGCCAGTTCGCGGTTTTTCTGGTGCAGGGCTACCAACCTGTCCACCAGGCTGTTACCTGCTGCACGCCAGGCGGCCAGAGCGCGGGCTTCCAGAGCCAGGTTTTCGCGGATGTCCATGTCCCCAGTGCCTCCACAGTCGCGGCAGGCGTTGTAGCGGAGGGGTGGATTGGCGGGGTTGAAGCCCCGGTCGGCCCAGAAATGCGTGATGCCCTCCTCGTCGAACAGCCGGCCCTTGCGCCAGAGCTCGTCGAGCTCCCGGTATGCGGGGTGCTCGTACTCGCCCGCGCCGTTGCAATAGGGGCATTTGGGTGAGAGGGGTTGGGTCATACCTGCTCCCTCCTCGCACGGTTCATCCACCGCCGAATGGCGTTGTTCCGCTCCCGCCGGATTTGCGGCAGGCGCCGGGCGGCGTATTGGTGTACAGCTTCCTCGGTAGGCAGGCCTCCCGACTCCACAGCGCACCAGGCCCGGTGGTTTTTCAGGTACAGGGTGTAACTAACGGCCTTGTAGCGCGGGTCCCAGAACATGGAGTAGCGACCGCCGGGAATCTCCCAGACGGTGGCCTGCCCCTCGAGGGCCCCTTCAATGGGCCGGGTTTCAACCAGCTTTGCTGTTGCTGTTGCTGTTGCTTGTGCTATACTCTTCATGATCGTACTAGCCTCCTTCCCCCGGCCCCCGCCGGGGGACTTTGCTTACTGGGCCGCCTCCTGGGTGGCCCTGGTAGCCATAACGGATGTGCTGAACCGGATGACCGGGCCCGCTTCGAGCCGCGTAGCCAGTTCAGCCTCGGTGGTCATCTGGAGTTGGCGTTCGTCGGCGCCGATGTAAAAGCGCGAGTAGGGCCGCTCGCTCCTACCCATCGCACAAAAACGGTCTACGACCCGGCCTGAACGTTCGCAGATCTCGATGGCATACGGCGTGTTGCTAAACACCAGCATCTCGGCCAGCATCGCAATCGAATTGGGCGCTACCCGCCAGGTCATGCCAGTTCCCTCCGTAGCCGGGTGAGTTGGTCGCGGGTTTCTTGCGAGAGGAACCTGGTAGACAGTTCCCCACCCTCATGTAGCTGGAGCAGCTCGTCCAGGCTGCTGCTGCGGATGATGGTCACCCCTGCCACCTTGATGAAGAAGGCCGAGTGCAACTTCGCCACCCGCCGCCAGGAATCCAGCGACAGGCCGGACAGCTCCGCCAGTTGCTCGAGGGTGTAGAAAGGGGGGCGAGGGTTGGCTGAGGGTGCAGGCAACGCCCGCAGCTCCTCGCGGATGATTTGACGGAGTGTATCTTCCAAGGTCATCGGGAGGCCTCGAGATAGCATGAGGACGCCTCGTGTCGCCAAACTTCGACGATACGAGGCGGGAGAGGACGAATGACGGATTTGGAAAAAGCCCTGCTGAACCTGTCAGTGATCAGCCTGATCTCCGCAGCGGCAACAGCCAAGCTGAGTGGGCGCACGCCGGAGGAGTTCCGCGAAGCCATCCTGGAGTTGAGCCAGGATGAGCGCTGGGTGGCACAGCTAGAGTTGATCACCGGTCACCCCCAGGATTTTCTGAAACAACTAATGACGAGTCTTGCGACGGGGCGACCTCTGTTCCGCCCGACAGGAGATAAAGGAGGGAACTAGCGTTCTCGCAAACAAACACCACCAGGCTGCGTGCGCCCTCGGTGTGCACCTCGAGAGGCAAGGGGATGGGAAAAGTGGCCTGGTCGAGGGTCATCGAGAGGCCTCCGCTATATCAATTTGTGTGTTCATCAGATAATGATGAAATTCATCGTACGGAATCCCGAAAGCCACCGACAAGGCGCGTTCGATCTTGGCGCTTATAGGCAAAAGGTCTAGCTCGATTTTTGCTATTAGGCTCTGGCTTACCCCCGCCGCGTTAGCCAACTGGTACTGATTCCATCGCCTTTCGTGCCTTAATTGTTTGACAAGCTGCCCTGGAGTCTTCATTACCTAATGAGTATACCCATCCAATGGCAAAAGTCAATACCAAATAATGAAAAACCTGCTACTATGTTTTCTATGATTCATTATCAGGTAATGGCACGTCCACCGGCCCCTCCAACAGACGCCTTGGGCTTGCTTCTTCGGAAGCGGCTAAATGAGGTTGGAAAATCACAAAATGCCTTAGCCAAATACATTGGACGCTCACAAGGATGGGTATCGCAATATTTGTTTGGTGAAAGTGAGCAAACTCTTCGGCGTTTAGCAGAGGATGCTCCAGCTCGATTGATCGGTTTACTGCAATTTATGGAATGGACTCCTGAACAGTTCAAAAATGATGCTAAGAAGGCTGGTCTAAATGTTGATAAAATCATAGAGCATTTGGAAAAAACTAGCGACCTGGAATTTCTCCATTTCGAAACCATTCCCGTCCGTCGCTACCGCATTCCCATCGTGGACGCTGGCGCTGGGCTCCCAGCCTGGGACGAGTCAGGCGAGTTTGTTATTCTCGACCTGCCCGAGCTAAGAGGGAAGAGGGAGAGCGAACTATTTGCGGTGCGGGTGGTGGGGGATAGCATGAGTCCATCGTATTTGGAAGGGGAGGTGGTGGTGATTTGGACTCAAGGCCGGCCTGAAAGCGGTAAGGTGGTGGCAGTGCACCAGCACGGGGATGGCATCATTTTGAAGCGACTGAGGTACACAGGCCAGGAACCCATGCTGTACTCCGACAACCCGGCGTACCCACCTGTACCCTTAGGGGAGCATGACCGGATATTCGGGGTGGTGTTAGGAAGCTGGAGGCCTGCGAGGTGAGCGATGGCGGAACTGGATCCCAAAAGATTAGAAGAACTCGAAGCGGAAGAACGGGCCCGGCTGGAGATACGGAAGAAGCTAGAAGCTTCCTCTGGGACAAAGAAAAACCAAACTAAAGTGGTCGTTCAGCACAACCCATACAAAGGGATGGGTTGCGGCTTCATAATGTGGGGTTTGGTGCTTACCACTTTGTTTGGCGTGGTTGGTATTTTTATCCCCCCGCTGCTGATAGTTGCGGTCATAACAGCTTTGCTTATGCTGGTTGGATTCATCATGTGGATTATTTGGGGCTGAAAGGTGTTTTGAAGTGCACCTTGAAAAGAAATTGAGGTGTAACCTGTGTTAGACAGCCAGGCTCTACCAAAATCTTTTGATGAAGCTTTTGATTTCAGCACCAATGAAGTTCTTGGTTGGGAAGTGGAGCGGATTCGTCAAGCAGCTTTACAGGGCAAATACATCATCAGTGACCATGCACAAAAGCGTATGAAGGAAAGAAGCATTGCTTCGAAAGATGTGCGGGACGTTCTAATAAACGGCGATTACTTGTCAAAAGATTTACCTGGTAACCCCCATGCTCGAGGACCCGGAATCAATGTTGAAGGTGTGATAGCGGATGGCAGACAAGTTCGAGTCAAGGTAAGCTGGCGAAAAGGATACGTAGTAGTCACCACGCACGAGGTTAGGGTATGAGTGACACGCTAACAAGAAAAGAAATTACTTACACCTACACCCTCCCTACTGGTGCAGAGGTGGTGATTTTTGGCGTACCTGCACTCTGCGATGAAGAGTCGGAAGACGAATTTTGCGGCTTTGAACCGGAGGTTGTAGATCGGCTTTCCGAATTAATAGATTCTGCTGCTGCCCAGAACCCAAGGCCTGGTCTAGTGGTTTCATTGCAATACAGTGATGATCCTCAGCAAATAAAGCCTGATGTAGATTTAGAGCTTCGAGTAAAAGGACCCGGAATAACCTTGGGTGAGATTCCCATTAATGTTTTGCAAAAGCTATTAGAGAATGCTTCTAGTGCTTTTCGCTTAACGGCCAATGCAATAGCTAAAAAACAGAATCTAGAACCACCTCCACCCCCACAAGTAGCTTTTCTTGCTTCGGGGAGTGTAGTTATTGGTTTACGAAGTGGCAGCAATAGACCGCTTTTTGGTACGTCAAATGACCCTAGCTTGTTGGCATTAGACCTATTGATTCAAGGAATTGAGTGGAGCCAGGAAGGTATTCCAGATAATGTAGACCCCGACCTGGCGATTGCTGCTATCGAGGGAGCCAAACAGCTTGCGCCTGGCCCACGTGAAAACTTCCGCGTTGAAGTTACCAGATACGAAGAGCGTCGCCCCAAGCGTGTATTCAATTTAGCATCAGATTTTAGAAGTAAGGGCTCTAAAGCAATAGAGAAAATTGCAACACAGTTAGAGCATAAGAAAGTAGCCTACTTCTCCGGTCAGTTAGATCAAATCAAATTGGACGGTCAAGCTCATCTGCGACAGTTGAAAATAAAGCCCAGTGACTACAGCGGTCAGGTGATTACTTTTAGCTACCCCGAGAATCTTTTAAATAAACTCCTCAGCCATTTTGGCAAGTTTGTTCATTTGGTGGCTGAAGAGGAACAAACTATTCATGGTAAGCAATACAACGCTCTGGATGTAGAAGTGTGTGAAGCTGAAAACAATGGCTGATTCGTAAGCCATGCCCGCCCCCCTTCCCATCCCCCGCCGCACCTACGGCAGCGGCCAGATTCGCTGGCTGGGGG